CCGCCAGAACTATCCCAACTAACCATATCACCCACTTTTACACTACCTACTTCGGCTTTTTTGTCTTTTGGTTTCTTTGGGTTGCCATAACCACTGACTTCTCTACCAGTAAGCTCTGTATATTCTTCATGCGTCTTGCAAGGCATATATACGGTAACACCGTCTTCATCATGTGAATGTGAGCCTACACAACCTATAACACTGGCTCTAGAGTTAGCCTCTACTGCTGTTGTGAAAACATCTTGCCTGATTACAGACTTGTCATCTTGTCTCATGAGTTGATTGCGTTTTTGCGTACTCCAACTGAAACCTGCGTCACCACCCCATAATGCCCATGCTATACGACCTGCACTTGGATAACCATCCTCACCTCTGTTGAAGCCCTTGCCTTGTTTATCTACTTCATGCCGACTAAAGAAGCTGTACATTCTCTTGACTGTATCAGCACTGAGGTTCTCTCTCTTGACCAGTTGGCTTGCTCTTGTGCTACCTATATTAGTACCACCCCGACCAAACTCTTTACGCCATGCCAAGCCTCTAGCAGCTTCAGTCGCCATACTTTCTGTTGGCTTAAAAGATATTGCTTTACTCTCATCGTCTAGATCATCAACATAATCTTCTACATCTTCATCGTTATCAGGTACATCTGGTGTAGAAGGCAACTCACCCCCTAAAGGGAAAAGGTTACCTGCTATGTAAATGTCATCACCGCCTTCTATTGCGCTTAGACCTAATTGATCTCTAGCCTCGTTTCTCGTCATAATTCCTTCACGCACAGCAGAGGCTACGTTCTCATATGTCCGTTTAGTCCTTTCCGAGAGTGCAGGTATATTGACATAATCAAAACAAAATTTAAGCCTGTCGTCATATTGAGGCACTAACCATTCATTTAAGTCAGATTCAATCAATCTCAAATGAGGTATTATTGTTTCTTCATATAAAGATAGCCGTGCCTCAGAAACATTGGCATATGTTTGTGAATCAGGAACACCGACCAACTGAGAAGGTACACCAAAGCATAATGCGATATCTGTCGCAGCCATATGTTTGAGGTTTATAAAATCCATATCTTTTGGAGATAAACCCATCTCTTTCCAATCAAAGTCTCCCTCTAGTAGCATTGGTCGCCCTGCATTTCCTGCGCCTTGAAAACGATTGTTCATATCTGTTAGAAGCTGCTGTCTTTGGGTCTCACTTAGGTTGACACCGTAACCTGCCTCATCTTTGGGCTTGAATATAATCGCCCCACTAGGTCTTGCCCCATTATTTAGAAGGTTAATATTGTGTTGACTGCTCAGGTTATGTTGGTCAATTTCAACCGCTGCTGCTGACAACGGTGAGCAACCATAATAGTCATCTAAAGGATTCCATAGTTTGATGTGCTTAACATCACTAGACCCTGTGATTGCATCTACTGGGTAACTGGCCTGTACTTTGCCGTTTATGACGTAATCGTACCGCTGTGGTATGTGAGAGTTTCCTCCTATGATACGCATCCTATCTGGTCTTAATAAGTGTAGCTCTTTTGGCTGACCGTCTATACCGCCCGTCCTTAAAATATAAGCATTTCCGCTCAACAATAAATATCCAAACAAAGCCGCAAAAAACTCGTTATTAGATTGTAAAGGATTAGGTCTGTTCAAGAGATCAATCATCGGGTGATTTTCTAGAACATCTTGATTTGCCTTTAGTAAAAAGCCCACGCTGCTACCACCTTTGGCTATCTCATTGACGCAACGATATACAATAGCGTTCTTCAAATACCCTTCACTTGCTAGGTCTTCATATTTGTACTGCTTCCCCATGCCGCCACCCACACCGAAATAACCAACCATATTATTTCCTTTTATGTACATAGGTTTTGTTGCAACACCGAATATATTTTTAACGTTATCTATAAATGCCATTAGGTTATTCTCCAGTTTACTTCCCCTGATGATTTGCTAATCTCTGACAAACCCCAAACGAGTGCGTCTAGCCTATCAGGACTAGGTTTTGTTTGACCTATATAGGTACACATTTGAGTCTCTAACTCTTCAAAGACCCCGACATGATGAACACGCCTTTGCTCATATAGGGCAGCAACAGGCTCGGCTCGCAACATCTTACCTCTTGATGCCCGAACTGCTCTGTATGGAACGTTGCCGTCTATGTTTCGTATTAGTCGTTCCACTAAATCACCACCATTATTGACTTCTGCTACTATTCTATCAGCTTCCCAATCATAATATGCCCTTATAGCAATCCGACCCCAAGTATCTGCTGAATGTATGCCACTTAAATCTTCTAACACATAATATTCATTATTTCTATCTTTTCCTACTACGACTATACCAGTTTCATCAGAACCCTCATGTGATGTAACCGCAGGGTCAACCGCAACGATAATATTTGTAAGCTCTCGCTCCTCTTCTTTAAGTCTTGTTTCTTCTATCATTTTTTGATTCCAGAGCGCACCTTCCATGTCTTCTAGCACCTCAGCATATAGCTCCTGCCTACCTAACGTTGTTCCTTCATACTTTTCCTTCAACATTGCCAGTGTAGATGAAGCTAGATTAGCCTCGTTCTCAAAAGTGTTACCTGTGGTAATAACTACATCTTTTCGCTCTATTAACTGCCTAATCAAAGGGGTTGGTCTGGGTGTAGTAGTAATGATGCACCGTGGATTATCACCCAAACGTAAAGCAAACATTAATTGATCAAAGGTTTCAGGGTATCTCCACGCTGCCAACTCATCACACCAAGCTCGGTGAAATTGCGGACCTCTTAAACGGTCAGGCTCAGTAGCAGAAAAGCCCATTATTTTAGACCCATTAAAAAGTCTTATTTCTGATGAGCTAGAATTGTATCCCTGACCTCTACCTTCTAACATGCAGCCCTCTGGCATTGTTTTTAGTATTCCAGATACACCACCAAAAGCGACACGCCTTATATCACCAAATGTAGGTGTTACAACTGCGACAATTACATTGGGATTGCGTAAAGCGTAAAGCATGGCATCAGTTGCACCTGTACGGGTCTTACCCCAACCCCTGCCCGCTAAAATGAGCCAAATATTCCAACTGCCTTCAGGTGTTATTTGTGTAGGTCTAGCTGTATTGAGCCATTCAGTGTATAGGTTTGCTACCGCCTTGTGACTTTGCGTTCGCAAGCTCGTCAAGTTGTTCCATAACTGCGTGGAAGGCTTCGGGATTGCTGACATCTGCTGATACCTTTGAAATTTCTTGCGCTTGACCTAGGGCTAACTTGCCAAGTTTTTGTGCGTTTTGAGCGACATTGGAAGCCTCTCTTAATTCTTGCATTGATATAGCCTCAATGTTTGGGTTGGATTGTTCTGCTTGATATGCTTTCTGTAATGTTTTACCTACTCTGCCTAGCATTGCTTGTGCAATCTGTATAGCGGAGTCGTCAAGTCTTTTTGACTCAGACACCATTCTATCTATTCTCTCTCCATCCAATGATTCTTGTATTTTTGTTTGAACCATATTTTTTTGAGACTGCCAATCTTCACTAGAAGTGTGTCTAAAAAGAGTAGCCCTTGGCACATTATGTTTTTTGGCTAAGAAATCAACAGTTGGATATCTACGAACATTAGTATCATCTAGATAACCATGTACATATTCATCCCGTATTACTATTTTTAATTCGTCTGTTAATTTGTTGCTCATAATGCTAACCGTTATCAGTTAATCTTGATTTGTCCAAATCTTTTTGTTGTTTCTTTAATTGTATCTGGTGCTTTGTTGTCCAAGTTTTATTGTATTCTGCATCACTAAATAGCTTTGAAAACCCTGTGATATGCTTCAATCGGAGTAACTCATCTGCACTCATACCCAAGTGATTACATATATCTGCATCTGACCACCCATTATCCAACATACTAAAAACCATACTACTCATACCACCAACAGAGTGTTTCCCTCTAGCTCTATTGTGACGCACTGTAGATGCCATTCTGTCATTAGCGTCTTTATCTAAGACAACTATAGGCAACCGACCCTGATTACGCTCACGGATATCATCATTATTTTTGCAAGTAAAAAACCTATGAAAGCCATCTATGATTACATACTTTCCTAATTCCTTATCATAGATAGTAACCACTGGCTGCGTATAACCATCATGCAGAATGGACGTATATAGCAAGTGCATTTCATTACTTGCCACGCTATTTGGATTATAGTCATTAGCTTGAACATCTTCTACATTTACCCAACGGACTCGGTTGACAGGTTGTGCCTTCAAAGGGTGTATAGCATCTAGTCTAGACTTCAACTCTTCAATGTATTCAATTTTCTCTTCATCAGACATACTTGCAATCTCAGTAACTAGATCGTTTGTAATTTTAATTATAGCCGTCATCTCAAATGCTCCTGTATAAATATAAGGCTCTCAGGCTTTCTAGACCTAGCGTGTAGTTTACCCTTCTTCCACTCACGATAAACAATCAGAGGGGGGCTATTTAGAAACCCTGACAGCTTTGCAAACTCCCAGTCATTTACTAGTATAGATGAAATTTGTTTTTTGTATAAAACTTCTGGTCTAGCCATCTCTGCATAAAGACTATCCATTTTAATCCACATTTTTTTAAATTTCTCACGGTATTTTTTGATTGTAATAAGGTTATCCGTCAAATAATCTCTGTATTCTTGCCAATCATTAAACATCCACGGTAAATTTTTGACAGCAAACATCTCACTTTTCTGCATGTGTTTTGCTTGATTAATACCCCCTAAGCGTTTTGTTAGTGCCTCCCATGTATCTGCCTCAATCTCATGCAGAAAAAAAAGACTATGAACAGCCGTTTCGTGGTGTAAGTTTGAAACTCTCATTTTATGTGGGGCTATGCCGTAGCGATACAATTCATCATATATCTGACAATAATCCCATTTGTTATTGTCTATAGCTTTCCAAACATCTGATAAACACCAATCATAGATAGGGTAGAATGTATAGTGACCCTTCTTATCATTAAGTCGCTTGCCCCATGTAATATCCTTATAAGTTTGACCAGTTGTTAATCCTGCCAACCGTGTAGGGCTTTCTTCTGCTCTTACCCCTGCAAGATATGCCGCAGGTTGATCTGGGAAGTAGTGTTCAATAATTTTAGCAAAAATATCAAAGAATCTATCCGTGCCAAAATTGTTTTCTTTTATAGACATATCTTC